GGAGATGCTACCTTCTTTGAAACAACCTTCTTTACAGCAGGTTTCTTAGCAGCAGGTGTATCATCGTGAACAGTGCTTCTTCGTCACCATAGTTACGTTTGGCAGCAGCAGTATCAGCATACTCACCTTTACCTGCTTTCTTTCTTGCTGCATCACCAGCATCAACCTTTGCCTTTACCTTTGCATATGAAGGTGCTTTAGCAGATGCCTTTCTTGCTGCTCTCTCTTCATTAAGTTCCTCAATAGGATCAATAACAAAATCTACAAAATCTTCTAGTCCAACTTCATCGATGATCTGATCAATACCCTCCTCATTAATACCTTCTGAGAAGAAATAATCAGAAGCAATTTCTACAGCAGAATCAATCCACTCTTCAGTTAAATCAACACTCTCATTAGTGTGTGCGAATGCTTTTTTCATTTTAGCTATTGCGTCTCCTTGTAGATGTGGGGGTAATTTTGATTCTTTTTTCTTGTCTGCTTTCTTTTTAGCATCACCTAGTTTACTATGTTCTATTTCTGGTTGGTATCCTTTTCCTTCAATCATTTGCCCTTCAGGTTTATATTGTGCTGCTAGTGCCGCATAAGGAACTGCTTTTCTATTCTTAACTTTCTTTTTCTCTACTGCATCTTTATGACGCTTAACACCTGCTTTAATTGCATCACCCACACCTTCTTCTACTGAACTAGGTGTACCATCACCATGCTCTATCACTTTACCATCTTTATCTTTTTGATGATGTTCTTTAGTCACAGTTGCCTTACCACCTTTACTCTTAATACCATCAGCAAACTTCTTAGCATCCTTCTCATCCTTATATGAGAACTGAGATGGTTTGCCCTCTTCACCCTTGTCCTTAGCAAGCACTCTATACGCTTCTTTCCTCAACAACTTACTCAAAAGAGATTTCTTCTTAGGTGTAGACTTTTTATATCCATGACGTTTAGCATAATCCATATATGATTCACCCGACCTTCTCTTTTTAGGATCAGACTTTGGTTTAGATGCAGCAGCACGGTCTTCACGAGCACGTTGATTTGCACCAGGACCACCCAACTTCTTATCCTTCTCAGGATCAGGATGCCAATAGTCACCCCTTTCTGTAATAGTCGATTTCATGTTATCCATAATGGTATGATGGTTTGTTGGTTTTACCTAGTTTTCCTTTTCTAACTTTCGTTCCAGAAGTTTCTCCCTGTCCAGAAGGATTCTTTCCTGGTTTTGCCTTTCCTACACTTATAGACTTAGAGGGTTTCTTTGATTCAGTATCATGCAGTTTAGCAGACTTACCTGCTTTCTTTGTGATTACTGATTCCTGTCCATGTTTGCGACCCAATCGTCGCATAACTTTACCAAAGCGACGCTTACTCATTCCCTTACCTGGAGAGGTTTGGTATGAGACTTCACGTCCAGTGCCTTCACCTGATGAATATTTATATTCCCCGACTCCCTTCTTGTAACCAATGCCCTTTTTCTTGAGATCTTTCTCAAGGTTTTTCCTACTTGCTCTATTTTTCTTTTCATCGGTTCCCCGATCAGCAGAAATATTTCCAGTAGTTTTAGACTTTGCTTTTGAAAGCATCCTTGAAGTAGGATTACCTTCAACCAAGTTTATGAAATCTTTGTAATACATAACTTTCAGATTATCTTTAAGTGCCATTTTATTAGCAGTTTTATGCATGACTTCCTTATCACGTTTGCCGTATAACTTAGACCAACGTCTTTTACCCTTCATCATACCTCTAATGTATTTCTTAGCGGTTTGATTAATTGCAGGTGGAATATCAGACTTAAAACCTTCAGCCATTTAACCGCCTACTACTTGTACTTCTTCGACAATAACTGCACTAGTGGCAGCTGTTATCTTAACAGCACGTAAAATTCTTGCCTTAGGACCAGATGACCAAGTATAATCAGCACTAGCACCAGAAGAATCTACATCAGTAGTTAATTTATTATTCATACTTGAAATTGCAGTAATCTTTTTACCAGCAGTGCCAGCAGAAAGGAAATTACTATCAATTCCTGGAGAAGTAGAATCATCTACAACTGCAATAAAATCTCCCACAGAGAATGGGTGATTTGAAGATGAATCTTGAAGATGCTCACCAACAAAGTAATCAGCAGTTGAATCATCAACTGCTTTAACTATTTTTGCTTGACCAGGTTTGCCACCCTTGATAAGAATGAATTCATTTTGTACTAGAGTTATTGCAGCACCACCATTAAAAGAAACAGTAGCAGCACCTGCTGTAGAACCAACTCTATAATATCCTGTTTGTACTGTTTGGTATTCAGTCGCACCAGCGGCTACCGAATTAGTACTTAATACATTAAGAACAGTCATGTCTTGTTATTTCGTGTCAGTATTATTTATCTCCTTTTGCTTCTTTAACATTTTTTGAAGATCCGCAGTGCTGCCAACAAACATTGTGTTATTAACAGTAGAAGGTCCAGACTTTTTATCTTCAGCATCTAACTCCTTCATTTTCTTTTGTAAGTCAATGAGTTTGTCAGCAGTATCTGCTACACTTTTAATTGTTGTCGCAGCAACCTCATAAGCTCTAGGATGATCGCTTGCTCTCGCAACGTCAAGTATTCCATCTACTGCCTCCTGTCCTTTCATCACTAACATATGTAACGCAGCACGAGAAGTCTCATAGTCTTGCTTTACATCACCTTCTTCAGATTTTTTTAATTGGGGTTTCACCTTCTCAACATGTTTCTGAAGTTCAGAAGGTTCTGCTCCAAAGGCAGTATCAAGACCATCAAAAGGGTTTGTCATAATAAAATTGCACCAATAATAAACCCTTTAGCAAAGGCAAGACAAAGCATTTGATAATTAGATAATTTAAATTTACCTTGAATCTTATATGCAAGATTCTTATCCCACTCCTTTACAGCGTGGGCAGTACGTTTTATCTTATCGAATAAGAATGTTGATGAATCTTGTGTCATGTTATTGTCTCGTCAGCTCCACTTGTAGGATTACGTTTCTTCATATCGGTAAAGTCTTCGTCAACAATACCGAATCCAAAATCATCATCAGCATCTGCTGTAATAGGATCTGGTTGAATAGTATAACGAACTTCTCTGGGTGCAGAAGTTGTATTTGTATCGGTATAGTAATCTGTAATAACTTTTTTGATAGTCTTGGAATCTGTAACAGGACCGTATAGATAAGTTTTTACAGTAAACTGTAAAGTGTAAATGATTGCTCTACGAGTCTGAAAGTTATTTTCATAATCATCTTCATAATCAACACTGTTTAAAATAACAGGAACATCCTTTGTTTCACTCACCTCAGGAACTAACTTAACTGCTAGATTGAAATGTGGTTGAAAGAAAGGAAGAATCTGTTCAAGGATCTGGAGACCATCTTCCTGATTCTTAGAAATGATTGCCAATTCAAATGAAAGATTATAAGGAACAGGCATATATGCTGTCCTATTCTCATCATTATCTTTAGGAAATTTAATTTTTTGAGTTGGAGATACTTTTCTCTGTGCATCATATGCAATACCATTAATCTCAAAGGAGATTCTTGGTAAAGTAATTTGCACCCTTTTGTTAGTAGGATCGGGTACTTGATCCAATCTTGCTAAGAATTTTTGCTTTGGACCATATGCTAAAGGAACTTTCTGTACCTCTGTTGAACGACGAAGTTCAATGTTGTTGAACAACGTACCAAACGCTACAACGGTTCTTCTAAAAATTTCGTGATATGAATATGTACCTAACATCAGATTGTAGTATCAGTAGTGGAACCAACAGAACCGAAGGGGTTACCTTCTGTAAAATCGATAATATCGTCATCAGCAGTCTCAAAACCAAAGTTTGTATCAACGCTGTCAGCGGTATTAACGTTATTTAGTGTGTTATATGATGCGGATGTCCAGGCAGCACCAGAAGTCTGTCCTGTCACTGTTTCTGGAATAGTAAAGATACCAGACCTGTTGTACACTTGTAGTTGTCTATCAGTAGAATTCCATGCTTTAACTTCAGCAGTTACATTGGATGTACCACCAGCAACAACCTCACCAACTGTAAAGTCTCCAGTACCACCTGCAGCAAAGTTGACTGTAATAGCATTAGCAAATGCTGCTTCAATACCATCAATCTCTGCAACTCCAGTATCGAGTGCCTCGTCTGCATACTGGAAGAGTTCACACTGACATTCCCAAACAAAACCTTTTCCTAACTGATAGAATGGTCTTTCTGCCTCAACAAACTGAATCTCAAATAAATGCTTAGTAGCAGGGAACCAAATTAAATCTCCTTCATTAGGACGACCTTCAACATTCAATACTGCATTATCATCTACAGCAGATGTAAACTTTTCTCTAGAGAAAACAAAAGTAGTTTTGTCTTCAATACGAACACCAAACTTACTTAACAATTCTCCTTGTCCTTCCCATCCCTCTACGTTATTAACATATGCTCTAACTTGTAATGCTTGTGTAAATCTACTATTCTCAACTTCACCTAGAATAGTATCTCTGTTAACATATGTTCTAGGCATGTAGTAGATATCTTGACCATAAATCTCAATACTCTCTACAATTAAATTTTCTATAAAAGTTTGTTCTTGAGCAGAACCATTTGCTTTTAGAAGACCTGTATGATCTCTAAAAACAAAATCTGAAGCTGGAGTATTAGTAAATGCCATATTATCCTATTAAGTCAAGAGGAGGAATTTCGTATGTATCACGAACTTGTTGTTCAAGGTCTTTCTTGAATTGACTTGCGTCATCAAGAATCTGACGACCATTAAGTGTAACTCCACCTAGCATTTGTATGCCATCATACTTACTTAAGTTACGACCCCACTGTTGTTGGAAGAGTGCTTCCACATAATCTTTTAACCAGTTATCATTATACATTCCTGTATAAGTTTCAGGATCTTGACGCATTAATGTTTCAACTAAAAGAAAATCACCTGCTTGTAATTCATCCCAATCAAAATCGACATACAGTCTTGCTTGATGTTCATTGAATCTAATCCTACGAGCACCATTATTATTGGTAACCCAATCCAAAGTCTCAAGATATTGAGAAGTCATATAATAATGAAGGATTTGACCATGGGTCATTGAATAAATATCATTCAAGAAAATTTGATATTTAATATTAAAAATATTTCCAGGAATAATACTAGAAGCACCAATCTGAGTAAACACTCTATTAACACTCATTACACCAGGAGGAAGAGAAACAAACTCTTGTCCTTCATACCAAGCAGTAGAACCAAGTTGACTAGTTGCTTTTGCAGCAGTAATAATAGCATCAGTTACTTCGATCTTAATCCAAGATTTGTAACTACCGTTATAATGATACTCTTGGTAATAGTCAATTGCCTCTTCAATAAGATCATCAAGTTGTGCTGTAGCAACGTTGATGTCAATCGTTGGATATCCCAAACGACGAAGAGCATAATCTCTTAGTTCGGTTTTAGTTGCGGGTTTAGTTGCTGACATTGGTTATCAGGAGAATGAAGATATAGTGAGTGTAGTAACATCATTTGCACTGACGACTTCTCCTTTCTTAAAGAATCCGTCAACATTATCAACAGTTATCTGGTTAGTTCCCAGAGCAGTAACAACACCTGTGGTGCCAGAAGTAGCACCTGTTACAGTTGCTCCTACTTCCATCGTTGTGATGTCAGTAAGAGTTAATGTTGCATTTGTCGCAACAGTAGCGGTGGCAACTGTACCACCTGTTGCAGGGTTACTACCATCCAAACCAGTTGGTTGAACGATAGTAATTGTTTCACCAGCAGCATAACCAGTACCACCATTGTTAATAGTAACGTTGGTGATTGCACCAGCAACTGCTGTAATATCAACAGTCAGAGATGCAGATCCAGATCCACCAGTTGTTGCAAGAGCAGTTCCTGTAACATAATTAGAACCACCTGCAAGAGATGCAAGGTTAAGTGTTAACACCTTACCTGCATTAGGGTTGGTAACTGTGACAGTATCTGAAATTAGATATCCAGAACCACCTGCGTTCACTACAGCAGCAGTAATAGCACCACCAACAACAGTAGTATTAACTGTCAAGGAAGAACCTGTACCACCAGTGGTTGCTACACCAGTTCCAGCAGTAAATCCACCGCCACCACCAACACTAACTCCCGTTGTAACAACTGCACCTGGTGTTGGGTCTCCACTAAGTGCTAGTGTAAGTGTAGTTGAAGTTGCAAGGTTGTTGAGCATTGCACTAAGTTGCTCAAACGCATTATCGAGTTTTGTTTGTACTCTTGCTTCAGTGTAGTACTGATTAGTTCCCTCAGAAAGATCGGAGGTAGACTTAGAAGAAAGATCAAGGTTTGCACCAGTTGCAGCAGCAACTCTAACATCAGCACGAGCATCTGCTCTAGCGTCAGTAAAGAATAAATTAGTAGATCCTTCAGTAATATTATCTGTGTTTATATCCGCTTGAGTAACAGATAGAGTACCAGAACTATGAGTAATACCTGTACCATAGGTGAAGTGAGTACGTGTCCTAGCAGCAGTAGTAAAGAGGTTAGTAGAACCTTCAGTAACGTTATCAGTATTGATATCAGACTGAGTAACAGAAAGAGTGCCACTAGAGTGAGTAATGCCAGTTCCATAAGTAAAGTGTGTTCTAGTTCTTGCAGCAGTTGTAAAGAGATTAGTTGAACCTTCTGTTACATTATCAGTATTTACATCTGCCTGTGTGACTGTAAGTGTATAAGTTCCTGCAGCATCATCATAAACCTTAGTGATGCCTGTACCAGCAACAATAAGAGCATTGACTCTATCATCAACACGCTCATCTGTATAGTAGAGGTTAGTACCTTCAGCAAGGTCAGCAGTGTCATGGTTAGCAATACTAGATACTGTACCAGTTACGTTACCCACAAGAGCAGCAGTAATTATATTAGCAGCAAAGTCACCAGATCCGTCACGTATGACTAAGTTGTTCGATGCGTTACTACTTGCAGAAGCAACGTTAATTGTTGTGTTACCTGATATACCATCAGGATTAGTAAGTGTAATACCAGAGGATGCTGTAACAGAGAATGTTCTATGAGCATAAGTATTTGCTGCAGTCCTGACCATGTACCCAGTACCAGACTGTGCAGCAAGTGCAGTTATATCAGCATCATCGTAAGTAGTTGTAAGAGTAACAGCAGCACTACCATCAATGGATACATTACCATTTACAACACCATCAATTGTTAATACTCTAGCAGTCTTCCATATATCAGCAGAAGATGCATTACCTAAGAATCCAGCACCAGCACCTACAGCACTAGCAGCAGTGATTTGATTAGCAGCAAAGTCTCCAGAAGCATCACGATTAACAACTGTAGATGCTGTATTAGCACTCGCAGTTGTCATGTTATCAAGATAATCAACGTTTAGGTTGTTAACTTTAGTAGTAGAAGCAATAGAAAATGGAGCAGTACCAGTAGTAAGATTAGATATAACCTGACCATCTACTGTTGCTGTGCCATCAACATTTAAGTTATTATCAATATCAACTGATGTACCAGCACCAGTTACATTAAGTGATCCAATTCTTAGAGCACCATCTGTTCCTGCCATTACTTCAGCAGTATTAGTAACAGATGTTAGGAATGCGAATTGGTTTGCTGATCTGTCGTATCCGAAGAACCCAATTTTAGCAGTGCCGTCGTAGTAACGGAACTCAACACCCCTATCCTTAGCATCGTTAGACGCTGGTGCTGTGTCACCACCCAGAGTAATAATAGGGTCATCGAGAGTTGTGACCGTACTATTGACAGTAGTTGTCGATCCATTGACTATTAAGTTACCTCCAACTGTAAGGTCATTATGGAATTCACCATCACCTGAACTATTAGTTACAGTGAATGCTGAACGTGTATTAGTAGCATCATAAACTACAAAGTTTCCACCAATGTATGTGTTCTTATCAATCGTTGCACCACCAGAAACCTGAAGAGCAACTGAATTATCTGCAAGAGATGTTGCTTCATCAGTATTACTAATTACAAAATTACCTGAAACATCAGCACTAGCATTAAGATCTAATGCACTACTAAGTTCTGTATTACCATATACTCTTAGACCTTCACCAATCGCAAGATTCTTACCAATAGCAGCACCACCAGTTAATCTGATAGCACCATCAGCAGCGTATGATCCTGTGAGTGTTTGTTGAGTATTTGCAGTAAATGTATTAACACCAGATGTTTGGAAAGTGTCATTGATCTGAGTTGCATCACCAACAGTTAATGTACCAATTATATTTGTGTTACCATTATCAGTATCAATTGAGAACTTAGTAACAGCAGAACCATTTTGAATGTATACATTCTCATTTGCAGCATTGACTACAAGTGAATCAATAATATTTGTTTGACCTTGTACAGTTAATGTACCTTGTGTTTCTGTATTACCATTATCTGTATCAACTGTAAACTTATCTACATTACTATTGTTTTGTATCTTAAACGTCTTATTGTCAGCATTGATAGTTACGTTGTCTTGTAATGTGGTAGCACCATCAACATTAAGTGTTGTATTAAATTCTACATGTCCATCAGCAGTTAATGTACCTGCTGTATTTGTATCACCAGTAGCATTATCAATAAAGAATTTATCTGTTGTACCAGAACGAACAGCAAAGTCTGCATCAACATCAACAGTACCATTAAATTCTGAATTACCATTTTGTACTAGATCACCTTCAGATGTAATATCTCCTGAAGCACCTAGAACTTGGAACTTAATTGTGTCTCCAGATACTTTCTTACCAACAAATAATCCCTCTCCAGATCCTGTACCACCAACATGTAATGAGGTGTTAATACCAGCACCACCAAAGACTCTTAAGTTAGAAGTGTTGTGGTTTGAGTAACTTGGAGTATATGCACCGACAGAACCAGTACGAAGTTTGTATCTGACAGATAGGTAGTTTCTTAAACCATAGTTCTCAGTTGCGTCTTCTTGCTGGTTAAAGTCACCGTTTAGATATAGGTCACCATTAAACAGAACGTCCTTATCAAAGTATCCACCACCATCTACTCTCAATGCACCGTAGTCAGAATTCCCAATTGTATGTGGAGCACCAGATACAATATCAGGATTATCTGTAGATTCAAAATGAACTAGGTCAGCAACATTTAATTTACCTTCAGTATTAGTATCACCATTATCCGTATCAACAACAAACTTATCTACTCCAGCAGCAGTTTGAACTTTAAAGGTTTTATTATCCGCTTTAACTATAGTCTCATCTGATACTGTTAGAGTACCAGCAATAGCAGTATTACCAGATGCTGCTACAACATTAAACTTATTAGAATTGATGTTAAGGTTGTTAGTTATATCAACAACACCATAGAATGATGCATTACCAGTTGTTGATTGTAGTTCTACTCTATTAGTTCCACTACCATTGTTTAATTGTAGAACCTTAGAAGCACCTTGGATAACAATATTATCATCATGGAGAGTTGTACCATGAACAGTTAGGTTAGTATCAATATCTACTGAACCACCAATATTAACGTCATCTCCAATACCAGCACCACCAGCAACTACTAAGTCTCCAGTAGTATTTGAGGTTGAATTAGTATTAGTTGTAAGTTTTAAGTTACCAGCATTGATCCCTGCATCTGTTCCAGCGAATACCTCTGCGGTATTTGTGGCATCGTAGAGGAATGAGAACGTTCCTGAATGGCCTCCAAGATCAGTGGCCGAATCGTCGTAACCAAAGAATCCAACTCTTGCTTGTGTGTCGTAATATCTGAATTCAACTCCCCTATCCTTACCGTCATCTGAACCTGGAGCACTATCACCGCCAAGAGTAATAATAGGATCATCCAACGTAGTAACGGTTGAATTAATTGTTGTAGTCGTTCCATCAACTTGTAAATTTCCTCTTATAGTTACTAGACCTGTAACATCTCTATCATCATTAGGGTCAATTAAAATATCACCAGTACCACCCATGTAGTTACCTTGGAACCTTAAGTTCTCTACATGAACTTTACCACCAGCATCTGATGCATCTATATCAACTACATCTTCTGCAGAAATAGTTACTGTACTTGTACCAGTACCAGAGTTAGTTGCAAGTATACTTAAAGATCTAGCAGATGTTGAGTTCTGTGTAGTCTGGAATGTTAGATTACCATCTCCAGTCTTATCTAAAGTTTGTGCAACCGCCCCATCGAGGGTAATGTCTGCATCACTGAAATAAAGTCTTGCGTTAATATCAACTTCTCCAGCACCACTATCACCAGTATTATTCGCACCAAACAGTAGATTACCGCTTGTATCATTAACCTTGACATAGTTGAGATAATTGAATCCACGGTATCCTGTAGTAGCAGTTAGTTCTTGGTCGAGGTCGAAGTCCTCTTTCGTGTTGCCATCAGCAAAGGAAACTCTACTGTTTTGTAATTGATCATTATCAATAGCACCAGCAGCGAATGTAACATGTCCTGCTGCAGATACATCAAAATCTTCTTGGTCAAATGAAGCAAGTCCTTTTTGAGGTGTTGCACTAGCACCAAGCCATCTCCATGATCCAGCATCAGTAGCATCAGTATGTGTAGGTGCTCCAGCTCCAGCAGTTATATCTGCAATAGCTTGATAGAGATTAGATGCATTTGTTATCTGAGAATTTCTATTATATGTTGCTGCATTATCATATGCAGCTGCAGTAGTTCCTTGAGTTGCCGTTGCAATTGGTAGAGTTACAGATGCTGTTAATCTACCATAATCATCAACTGTGTAGTTAGTAGCATTAACAGTTTCTGAACCTGCAACTGATGTTAGTGATGCTGCGTTATATTCAGCAGGAGTAACAGCAGTAGTAATAAGATCGATGGTTGGATTATCATTAATACCTCCACCATCAGTAATAGAAATTCTTGTAGCAGTACCAGTTATCGTTCTAGTGCTCATAGAACCAGAACTAGTTCTAGCAATTAAACCAGTTGTAGTAAGACTTGCTATAGCATTAAGATCATTATCATATGGTTGAGCACCAGTTCCTTCTATACTTGTGTCTAATCCATATGCAGCAAGAGTAGTTGGGTTAGTTGCTGTTTTAATTCTTCCCTTAGCATCAACAGTAACTTTAGTATACGTACCTTCTGCTGTTGCTGTACCATCATAATGTGGTAACGTTGAAATAAGTTCTAAAGATGTAGCAAGGTTTAAGTTTGTAGATCCGTCAAATACTCCAGATGCTTGAATGTCATCAGAGAGTTGAATCTGACGAGTTGAAGCAAGTCTTGTAGAAGTTGAAGCATTACCAATCAAAGTTGCAGTAACAGTACCAGCAGCAAAGTTACCATCAGGGTCTCTCTGTACTAATGTGTTTGCAGTATTAGATGTAGATTCAACTGGACGCTCATACCTTAAAGAGTTCCACGCTGTAACGCCATCTCCAATTTTAAATCGACCAGTGTCTAATTCTACCCCCAATTCGCCTTGTGCTAATGTAGGATTTGAGTTTGCCCATTCCTGAGCACCACCTCGTCTTAATTGAATTCTATTTGCCATTTTATTTCTAGGACAACTCTTGAGAACATGCTTCCCAGTTATTTATGTCATTAAAAAGGAGGACTTACGTCCTCCTAATAATTATTCTTGGTCTGAGATGTCATCTCCAGGTATATCTACATTATCTAATGTGGTTTCACCTGTCTCTGGTGGGTTCTCTTGATAATATTCCAGTGCCTCAATAGCACCTTGTAGTTTCAAAGCAACTACTTCATTATCTTTAATCTTCTTTGCGGCCTCTTGGTTTTCATTCACCAAATTTTGCAAACGCTCTTTAAATTGAGCAAGCATCTGTTCTTGAGATACTTTTTCTACTGGGTCTGTCATGATACGGTTTTGTTAGCTAACGTTTTCAAGAGTGACTTTATCTCACTTATCTCTGATTTTAACTCAGAAACATCATTTTGTAAAGCCTTTTTCTCCGAAATTTCTTTTTGACGCTTGTTGTAAGTCGCCATGTATTTATCATATTCTGATTGATTGGCATTAATTATAGCATTGGTATTAGGATCCCTAAACCAACCCTCTTTACCATCAACAGGTATTAAATCTTTTACATCCATTATGTTGCGAGGCAAATAGCACGTAAGTCTGCAATTAAAGGTACTCTAGCTTGGTTTGAAGATCTCATTACAATCTTAAGTTGGAATGCGTTAAAGTTCAATCCACTAGTTTCATAGTAGTAATCCTTCCAAAGAATTTCTTCTGATGGAGAATCATCATACTGTAATGGTGCTGGCATTAGAGTCCAACCAACTGAATCAACATCATCACCACTACCAGTCATGAATACTCTATAGTATACTCTAACCTCTGACTGAGGAGGACGTGACATCTGGAAATCAACTCTTATAGATCTTGATTCTCTAGCAAGTCTAGCAAGACGAGTTATATAAACAGCGTCATTCTGATCACCAAATGGTAATACAGAAACATCCTGTGTTGTATCTATATTATTTTGCTGACCGTATGCTTCAGGACCACCTGGCCACTTATTGATTCTATTCATTGTAGTTATCAATGAACATCTATCAAGGTCAACAACAGGAGATAGTGATGCCTTCTCTGTAGATAATTGAATCCTCATTGTAAGAGACTTAGTACCACTCAACTTAGCAAGTTCATTAACCTCAGAACAAACCATTCTTGGGTTATCAAAGATATTCATATTGTTAAGAGTTACAGGAATATATGTTCCATCATTAACAAACGAAGCCTGATCAACACTAGTACTTCCATTACCAATAGAAGTTGCACTAGTTGTATTAATAGTGGTAGTAATATCAGTTTCTGGTAAATCCATTGTTGAAATATTTGGAGTCAGAGTTTCAAATTGTGTGTTCTGACTAGCCCAAATTAGATCACCCCCACCACGTATACCATTTGTTGCTACACCAGTTATATGAAGCATATAGGTATCTAACCAAGGACAAGATATACTTGTATGAGTCTTATTGATATCAATAAGTGGAATACCATCTAAGTTATAACACTTAATAACATCACCAGAAGCATGTGCAACTTCGGTAGTGCTATTAGCACCTCTACCACCAGTAGCTACAGTAATTGATTTACCGTCAAGTGCTATAGCAGAGTACTGAATTATCTCATCACCTATCATAAGGTATCCAGGATTACTAGCACTTATTGCTGCACCATTAACAATATCATGGAAATCTGATCCATCTTCACAGTTAATAGTAGTAGTTCCAATTGACAATGCACTTGTTAATACTGTATCTGCTATTTCAGATACTGCACCTTCAACAGTAACATTATTTGTTCTATTGTGCATACAGTGATTTCTATGGTATATCAATACCTCTTTATCATCTGCTGCAAATGTAGGAACACTTGTTAAGTATGCACCACGAGAATCACCACTATATGTTACGTTACTTACAGTACCAGTAAATCCACCTGTCTCACTAAGAGATTCGGATGCAGTAAAGCTACCAGTTACATTGGTAAGTATTAAAGTAGCACCAACATAACTCTTAACCAAACCCTGAATACCTGAACTACCACCAACTACAGTGTCACCAACTTCAAGAGCACCAGTTCCAGAACCAACTGTTATTGTTGCTTCTGCTTGATATGAAGTTAATATGTATGAGGAACCATCTAACCAATTACCAGTTATATCTGTAACAGTAACAGTGTCAGCAACAGATGAAGACGTTGTAGATGAAACAACAGTTGCTGTTGCATTAGTTCCTGTTTGAGTTACTCTAGCACCATCAGTAAATGTATACTGAGTTGTTTGTGGATCTAATGATAATACCTGCTTAGGTTTAATAGTTTGAATTGGGTTATTGATTAATCTATGAACACCACCGTTACCCTTACCTTGTGGTGTATTATTAAGAACTACAGTACCTTGATCCTTTGTAAAGTTAGCACGATATATTGTGAACTTAAGGTCTTCATACTGATCAGCAGTCCATGTAGATGCGTTCTGTGACTTGAATAAGACACCAGCATAAGGCTGTTCTGATATAGTTCTAGTTCCTGTTACATCAACATCACCCATTCTAGATATCCAAATCTTATATTCATTAGAGTCGGAAAGAAGAACGAAACAATATTCCGTAGATGACTTAATATATACAGGTGCTTTAAACTTGAAGTTAGTCTTAACAGATGCAGTTTCAGATATTTCTATTTGATCTGGTGTAACTGTTATATCAGAGAATGGGAGAATAGTCTTTGTTGGATAACCATTTTCCATAGTTCTAATTTGCATAGAAACTGGAATATTAGTATCCTTAGTATTAAAGAATAAATCAACACTTGAAAGGAATACTCCACCTTCTTCCTCAACAATAAATGATTGAGCAAGAGGGTCATACCAACCAATCTGTCTAGATTCTGTTCTAGTAGTTGTAACAACTCTATCTTCACTAACTGTATCTCTAACAATCTCTGCATTTCTAACTGCCAAGACATTTTCTTGAACAGTCTGTAAAGTACCAGATGCTGAGTATGTAGTATCTGCAGATGAATCAACTACTCCTAATGCCTTACTATTTTCTTCATTGGTTGTAAATCTAAAGGTTCTAGTACCAGTAGCCCAACGAGGGTTAGCATCGTTCTTAGGAGAAGGTACAAAGAAACATCCTTGAATATTACCAACGTTATCTGTTAACAAACGACGATCACCAACAACTGCTCTAGCACCAGATGTTTGACCAACTAGAACTTCACCTACCTGCATATTTCCAAAGTAATCTGGAGATACAGTTTCTGATATAGCAGTTATATCATGGTTTAGATATATTGTTTGTGATGAGTATGATGTTGGAAGAACTTCAGTACCCTTACCATAAGGATTAGTTTTATATCCATCATCAGGTGCAACAACCTTTAATTGACATCCTGAAGTTTGTCCTGTAACAGTTTCACCCACAACAAATGGTGTCTCATTTGTACGAGCATCAGTTGAAGAGTTTTTAACTATTTCAATAACTTTAGGTGTTATATTATTTGTAACGTTAACACCATCAAAGAAGGCATAAAATCTTGTACGTGGCTTCATACGATCAACGTTGAAACCAATATTACGTGATCTAATCCAAGGAATAGTACTCCTAGAAAGAACTGTATCACCTAATGATCTTCTCTCAATCTTAGGAACAACTCTAGAACGAACACCTTGACGTGCCTGATTATTAACAACACGATAAGTACGACGTTCATGTAGATAGAATAGACCTTGACGACGCTGACCATGACCTGCACGACCTAACTGACGACCAACTCCAAATGTACCTGAAGAAGATCTTTGCTGTGATGAAGACTGTAATGTTTCACCAGTCCAGTTAGTCTGCCATGAACCCCATTGGATAGGTGCAAAACCATTCTGATCAACCTGCATATCCTTAGATACAGATGAGAAATCTCCTTCGATATTCTCAACACGAGCAGGAAGACGCTCAATATCAACCCAGTCATCAGATGCTGGAGTAAGATCTATACGACCAATAAAAGTGAATACGTTAAATGGGTTGATGTTCTCAGTCCTTGAAGCATATGGCTGTGCAATAATAGGCTCATCTTCAAAAGGTAACATAATAACATTACCTTCAGTCTTAACTACATCAGCCGAATCTGTTTCGTTATATACAAGACCAACGTTAGTTGTATAATGCTGAGGACGTAATTGACCTTCTCTAAAGTCTAAAGAACACTTATAGTCTGCATTTAAAACATCACCAATCGTGTGATCAGTAAAGTCATCAACAACATAACCATTCTTTAATCTATCAAATCCATTCTCATCATATGTCTTAGTATTATCTGCCTGAGATTCAAGCATTGATAATGATGTATAGTATTCAACGTTAGTTAAACGATTTTCTAAATCACCAATATCCTTCATCGTATAACGACGAATAACTTCTGCAGTAATAAGAATATCTCTTTCTGGATCAAAGACGTATGGCTTATATTCTATAGTAGCCAACAACATAGAGTTCTCAACTCTATCTGGTGGAATCAAGAACTTTCCAGAAACACCTTTTTGAATTCTTAGTTTACTATCATGTGAAAGATATAGATAATCAATTCTTGGTAGATACCATGTATAGTCTGCCCTGAATGATGAATTGATCTGCATGATATCAAAGACAGTCGCTGCACCAGCACCACTAACAGTAGAGAATACTCTGGATACAAAGTCAAATGTAGTACAATTTACATAGTAAGGAGATCCTACAGTACCTTGTCCATTACGCAATTCTTTAACACCTGGACGGAAATCAATTTGATCTCTAATATACTTAATAGATCCATCAAGTTTATAGTTAGGAATCTCTTTATAAGTTATACCAGTATAAGATTCGTTAGAGAAGTAATCACCTGAAGATTCATGTGATAGGTAATCAAATATAATTAACAGTCTTCTTGTTGGTGCAATAGTAGATGGTAGTCTAGTTAATCTAGAAGAATCATAATAATTAGTTCTTTGACCAGATTCTAAAGTAAACTGATCTGTAATAACTTTACTACCTTTGAAAATAGATCCAGCACTATCATCAACGATACCAGCAAGAGGACCACCAGAAAGATCAAATCCATTTATAGTTTCACCTATAATAAATGGTTTCTCATTCAGTGCAACAAAGTAAAGTTTTAAAGATGAGTTTTGGAAACTAATAACTCGACCTCTAGCACCAGATGTTTTACCTTCTATTAAAGTACCTGCTGCAAAGAATACAGATTCAGTTAATACAACATAAGGTGAAGAAGCATCATTATTATCATAAGACTCATATATTGCATGAATATTATATACATCATTAATACCAAATGAGATCGCTTCATCCTGACATCTAGTACCATATAGAGAACTATATTCTAGTCCTGTTGGTTGTGAATCTAATTTCTGATTAGTTTTAAATACCTTTAATGCTTGCATCTTAGATGCAGTCTTTAACTTTTTAGTAACAGTGTTCTTAGATACTAAAGCAGTTAAGGTAACAGTTGCAACTGAACCTAATCCACCAATAGAAATTGACTGGTTATTAGCACCATAAGTTGCTGTCAAATTTCCACCAGAAACCTCAGAATCAACATCTATATTCTGACCATTAGCCCATGTTCCACTACCACCATTAGCTACAATAGTAAGAGTAAAGTTCTCTGAAGACATAGCACCAAATGCTTCATTCTCAGGAACTGTGAATGTAATAGAACCAGTAGTTACAGTTTTGGATGCAAAGTTTCTGTATACAAAGAACGATTCATCACTAATGGATCTCATTGTATCTTCTGGTAAGTCAAAAGATAGTTCTCCATTCTGATAATCTTTCTGGAATACGAAAGGTCGCATCCTTACAACATCACTATAATCACCATCACTAATAGCACCTGCGTTCATTGATGATGCAACTTCAATTTCTGCTACTTGTGTATCATAATTAAAGATTACATCAGCATCAGCAACAGTTGATTTCTTATTTTGCTTAGTTACACCAATGGCTGTCTGATCTACTCTTTCAATACGAAGTGAATTCTTACCCTCAAAATCAGAAACAGTTGTAGTAATAACATCACCTGGTCTTAAATCATTTTCAAATCTTGTACGGAAACCAGTGATCTCCTGATTACTTGCCTGATCAATAGCAACAGTTGTACATTCAATTGGCCAAACATCATTGAGTACCCAGTTACAACCAAATCTTACTGCACCACCACCAGTATATCCAAAGGATGATCTTGTATCAGTTAACTGATAAGTATGTGCTGCTTCTAAAGTACCAACATTAAGACCATCATGCTCTAGGATTTCACCAATAGTGAATTTACCTGATACATGTTCCAACTGAATGTAATGAGTTTGGTTACCAGTATCTGCAACATAACCAGATGCACCAGATGTCTTACCTACAATTCTACGTCCAGCAGAAATACCTGGAGTTGATGCTACAGCAGAATGAACAGCATTATTAATATTCAATGCAGTAAACATTTGAGCATCAAAAAACCACATATCAAATACACCAGCACTAGCTGCAGTACCTGATTGAGAAGAGTTTGATGCTGCTGTAGAGGCAGCCTGTAACTGAATACATCTACATCTACCAATCTTATTACCACCACCAGGTTCATCATTGGTGGAATTTAAAGTCCAAGTATCATATAAATCTAATGTCTGATAACCATCAGTAACACCATCACCAGAAATCTCTGGCCATCCCCATACATCATAAACCTTTACAAAGTTACCTAAGTTGAAATTGATAATTGAGTTATTACTCATATCAAAGTCTCTAGGCTTATCTACATCAACATACTGCGGTGCAATAAATTCAGTACGATATCCTTTAACATATGCTTTACCTGGAGAAACTTCTATAGCAAGCTTACCTTCATCTGCCAAATTACCATCAGCAGAAGTTTCATTTAAAGCATATACACCATTATTAAATCCATCATTAAGATGTTCTCTAGCCTTTACATCAAAAGTATCAATTACATAGTCTCCAGACTCCTCGTAAGTACGACGAGCCATAGATCTTTCTAATTCACTATATGCAGTTCTGTTAACAAAATTCTCTACTCTACTCTTATTAATCCTTAATAATTCAATGAAATCTTTATCAGCATCGTCTTCTATTAATCTTTTAACAAACTGTGTTTTAATTCTAAATCTATGTCCACCTGGTGCAGAATAGTTTGAAGTACCAGCAGCATTGTCATTTAAACTCTCATCATCTTCTGGAGTTATAATAGATTCTAATACTTCTAAACCAACCCTATAAGATGGATTGTTACTGTACTGATCTAATAGTAAATATGCAGTTGGAACATTAACAAAATGTCCTCTAATATAATAAACACCTTCACTAATATATGCAGCCGATCCAACTTCAGTAGCATTTACTGGAAGTAGTTGTGCAAATGGAGTTCCAATTTCAATAAGAGTTGATCCAAATGTAATCTCTTTATCAGCAATCAACTGCTCATTGATTTGGAAAGTCTTAGATGATGTTGATGATGTAGTATCACCAGAATCAATATACTTAACATATAATGTAATATAACCTTTCTCTGAAGTAGTTGCAGAAATACTATACAGAACTTTTGCTCTAACACCTGTTGTTAGACCTTCTATAATAGCACCATCTAACTGATCTCTATATGTCTCAACTTCACTACCAAGGAATGATTCTTGAATTAATATTGCTTGTACATTTAGATCATAACCAACCTGTCCTGGAATAACCATTGCACCTTCTTTGAAGGTTGCAGTTCCCATAGACTC